TTGTATTGCATAATTAAATGCGGATACAGACTGTTCAAGTCAAAAGACAATACCCAATCGTGAATTCCGACATGCGGTTCTTTAACGTAACCGCCGGCATATGCCTCAGTCTTTCGGTTGAAAGTTTTTGGTGGAACGACAATATCATCTTTTTTCAAGAGATTAAAAGCGATTGAATCCCATGTCCTAATCGGCGACATAACCTCGTCAAAATTAACTCGGGCCTGATATGCGATAGTGATTAACAATTCTATCAGCTTCAACTTATCATCGAGTTTATCAACCAATTCAACATCAATGATATTGTAGTCGATATATTTCTGATAATCTTGTTTATAGAACAAATGCATTGCCGAAAATTCTGAATGATCGAGTTTTCTCTTGCCTAATTCGACTTGAGCAATATGATCGAGTCGGTAACTTTCCTGAGTAACATATGTAAATTTTTTATACAGGTCCAGATAATCTGCGATAACCAATCCAGATAATTGCACTTGTTCGACAAGCATACCACGAAGATTCTTTTGCACCTTATTCACCGAGCGGAAGGGCGAAAGTCTTTTCATCTCTTCTTCGCCTAGAAGTTTTGTAATTCTGTTGACAAGATATAACATATCAAAAGAGTTGACATTCCAACCAGTAACAATATCAATGTCTGCCGCTTCCCAAAGATTTAAGAAAGAACGCAGCAATTCCATCTCGCTCGTACACTTATAATATTTAATCTCTAAATGTTCAAGTGCAGGGTTTTTATTTTCCCAATCACCGAGGCCCAACACAGTATATAGAGAACCGGTCTTTAATGTGATTGCATTAACCCGCTCGATTGCCTCACTTGGCTGCGGAAACCCCTTTTCACATTCAACCTCGATATCGATGTTCGCGATATTAATCAAGTCTAAATCATATTCCAATTCGGTAGGATAGTAATCGGATATGAACGGATATATAAATTGGTTCATACCATACCACGCAGTCAAACCCTCCGATTCTTTGATTTTCCCCCTAGCAGCAGGAATGGACGGAAAGACAACTCTTTTCAGAGACTTCCCGTCCAATGATTTGTATTTGGTATTTGTTTCTCGCGTTTCGTGAAATAACGATGGCTTATAATCTAATCGCAATTTTTGTCGCACACCGTCTTTATATTCCCTTACTAAGATCTTGCTGCCGTGGTTCTGTACATTTGTGTAGAAGTGCATTTTACTCTCATCATATAATTTAACTCATTTTACCACATAATTACAAACTTGTCAATACTATATTTTAACAAATCCATGACTACCAGAAGAAGTCTGTATAGAGGGTTTCGAGGGCGGCAATACTAATCCGCTCCCAAAAACTTTATTGTATTCATTAACCAACTCATTTACAGGGTCGATAATAAATCCGACATAGGCTTTGCCCAAATCTATACCATCCGACGATTTTGTGTATGGCATAAACGGCGCAAGACCGACTCTCGCAGTCGCGGAGGTCGTGTCTGCATATGAAGTAACAATTTGACAGACATTTTTTACAAAATATCCGTCATCTTTAGTTTCCACATGTCCCATCAACTCTTCGCCTGAGATGAGACGTATTACCTTTATCATCTAGGTTTGATCGCTTGGATCGTGAGTATCTACTTCTTCTGATGCCTCAACCGATTCTGGTGCAGCAACAGGTTGCGAAATATTTGCAAAATATGAAATAGTAACTTTTAACTTACCCTCGGCGGCCTCAAGTTGGGACACCAGTTCATCCATAGAATCAATAATATTTTCGTGTTCACCAACACCCGCAGAACTTTCAAAGTATACCTGTAAGTTTGCGATAGCGGCATCGCGCTCATATTCATATTTGCGAATAAGTGCTCTCAATTTTAAACTGTTTGAATAATCTAATTTCATGTATCTCTCCTATTATCCTTGATAATTTTTTGCTTCTTCAGCCTTGGCTCCATCGTGGATCCATTTCTTTTCATTTTTCATATGATTCCGAATCTGTTCCTGAAGGTGCCGTGCTTTTGGGGTGTCGCCCAACCATTTAATAATTCTTCTATCGAACCACTTCCATTCCATATTCAAGATTTTCTGTACAACATGTGGACTTGCGGTTACAATCTCTTTATTATTTAAAATCTCTTCCATAAGTCCATCGTGCGGTAGGCCAGGAGAGAAATCAATCTCTCCTGCTTCCTCGCCAGAACGTTTTGTTTTGTAAAAAACGTTCTGTTCGTCCTCTTGTATTTCATCCATCATGGTTTAACCAACCAATCCTTTTCATCTTGAATTTCGCCACGACGAACTTTGCACAACTTCATCAATTCGTTTAAATGTTTGCGGGCACGGACACCTGCTGATTTGTTTCCAGCCTGAAATTTTTCATTTTCAAGTTTGTACTGTTCCAATACGATAGTCAGTTGATCGTGAGTTTCCATAGTTTAACATCCTTATTTGGGTGGGGGGATTTCTCCCCCCTATTGATTATTCGGTAAGAAGTGTTTTCCTTCCACCTTTTGTCGAACCAGATCCAATTTCAATTTTTCTGGGTCGTTTTTCTTCTGGTATGAGGTGTTCCAATCCAATAGTTAGTAGTCCATTGACGATTTTCGCCTCATTTACTACTACATCTTGATTTAACGTGAAACTTCTTTCAAAATCTCTGGACGAAATACCTTTATGTAGATATTCAGCCTCAATATCACTTACTGCAACCGTACCAGATACAGTCAGAGTAGATTCTTTGAGTTCAACACTCAACTCATCTTCTGTGAATCCAGATACAGCAACTTCGATACGATAAAACGAATCGTCCTCTCTGATAATATTGAAGGGTGGATAGTTGTTTTGCGTTGTGAGCGATTTTCGCTCCAATTCATTAAATAATCTATCGAACCCCACACTATAACGCATAAAAGGGTCTGTCTTAAAATTCGTAACCATGTTTATTTCCTCCTGTTAAGCAAGGTCTACGTTTGGTCCCATAAGGGCACCGTACCGAATTTGCCGCAAAAGCGCGAAGGATTCGGCGATCCTGAGCTATATATAACAAATTTCATAGGTTAGTATCAAAATTCATAATTTATGTCCCTGTTGAACCAAATCCACCATCTCTATCAGTTTTAGTTAACGGAATGTCAGTCACGGTCTCAAATTGTACCGGATAATTCATAACAATTTCGGCCTGTGCCACACGCATACCATCGACAATATCAAATGTCACATCAGAAATATTGGCCAGCATCACAAAAGTCTCTTGAACATAATCTGCATCCACTACACCTTCGCAATTGGCAACAGTAATTCCCTTTTTAAGTACCATACCAGATCGGGGGTGGATTCTTAAAGATTGTTGCACATCCAAGTCAAAAATTATTCCCGTGGGAACTAACATCCGTTCGCCGGCATAGAGCGGAATGCCAGTAGTATGGCTTTTAGCACGTCGAGATGATTGTTTGTTTCGTGGGCCCCAATACACAATGGTATCGCCCTCTTGAATTGACACTTTTAAGTCGAAACATGCGGCATGCTCAGAACCATATTCCGGCATATGTGATGTTTCTCGCGTCTTATAACATTTTAACCAATTATTAGTCAAAAATTCTTTTGCTGTTGTCGGAACATCTGCCCACTTTGCTGTTGTCATTATAAAACCTTTCACTGCTTATAATTTAAAATAATATTTCACGTCTCCGCGAAGGCGATTTCATGGCCCTATATTCAAAACTTTCAAATGCAAAAGTTCCGCCACGCATTTTAGAGTAAAATTCTGGAGTCCTATTAGGATGCCATTTACCAAGCTTTTCTGTTTTACCCAAGCCAGGGTATGAGGCTGCATTTGTACCGACAAGAATTGCACCTGCCTCTGCGCCCGGCGGCTTTACCAAGACACTATCTTGGTTATATTTTTTCCCCATTTTCTTTGCAAATTCAAGCATCTTTTTATATGTGGTATTCTCATTACCAACGACGAGGAATGAAATTTCAAATTTGCTATTTTTTACCGCTTCAGGCGTGCCAAAGTTTTGAATATATTTACCCTGCAATTTGATTGCACCAAATCCCATTGATCGAATATCATTGATCAACTTACGATTTTGTGCATCATTGACCTTTCGTTCAACATCTTCACCAGACTCATATTCATCCCGCCACGCAGTAATAATAGAAATTGTACGATTTTCTGTATGTCTCATAACTCTTGAAAGTGACGCCTCTTGCAATTCTGCCGGACTTAGGGCGTCATATGCCTGTTGCTCTTGATATTCTTGGAAAGTCTGCACTAGTTTTACCTTTTTCTACCTATGTTATATTTAGGAACTAAATCCCACTCTTCTTTTTCTTTATGTGAAATAATTTTGATCTGTGATATAGGCGCATCTTCAAAAACGTCTGCCCTCACGATACTAACTAATCCCCACTCTTTTAACAAATTTACAATCGTATTTCTTCGGGCCCTGTCATTTTCCGAAAAATCTGAAGATTTTCCATCCAACTTAAAGAGTTCTTTAAAATGCACAATATAATATTTTCCTTGTTTATGCAAAATATGACACGATTGGTAAAGTTTTTTATCTTTCTTTGAGGCAACACCAATTCTTGTCAGCGTTTCTCGTATTTTCAGAAAGTCTTCTTGATCGTCAAGCGCCACCTCTACTAATGATTCTAAAATCGACATTATTATCCACCTTTGTTCAGTTTGCTCCTAATAATGTCCAAATCACTGGGTGACAGTATAGTAAGAGCTTCCTCTGTTTTTTTATTATTGTATCCATAATATTGTTTCACGATGTCGAAATCATTATGAACAGCCTTCTTGTGCCAAGGCGAAAATCTTTTCCTTGATCGAATACTATTTAGTAAATAATCGAACTGTAGTTTTTTATCAGCGGTGTTGTGAATATTCATCTCATTTGCATATAAGATGGTGTCTTGATAGTTAGAAAAGTTTCGATTTATAAGATAAGCGTTGTAGTTTTTCTCCCAATGCTCATCTTCAGTGTCCATCAACTTCTTTTTGTTGTGGGAGATCGCTGGTACATAGTCTTTGAATAGGTCGTAACTCATTTCCACTCGCAATCGACCATAAGTTCAGTAAGACACGCAACCAAATTGATCTCTTGATCAGCGACAAATGCAGATTTATAAGAATAATCTGCAATGGTAATTACGGCCTGTGCAATAGAACCACTTTCCATATTCGTATACAATCCATCATATATTTTTCGATACAATGTTGTTGGATCGTTGTCTAAATTTTGTGCAACCCAACCACGAATTTCTGTAAAGTTTTTCTCGCGAAGTGCAGATACCAAGTTATTGATATTGGCCTCGCCAACATTTGAGAGCATACCCTCGTCAATTACACCACCAACAGAATACCGTTGCAACTCATTCAAGACTCTGCGCCAGTCTGGGAAGTATTTGACTACAACCTGCTGTGTCACCTTGTCAGTAGATTTGACACCTTCGGTGTCCAAAATGGTTTTGACACGTTTCCAAAACTGCCCTGCCAGTGGTTTTTTGTCTTTCTTACCGATCTTAAATTCAACAGTAGAGCACCGACTATGCAGTGGTTCAATAATACGATTTTTGAAATTGCAAGTCATAATGAATCGACAGTTTGCAGAAAACTCTTCGATAAATCCCCGCAAAGCTGGTTGCATATATTGTGGGTGTAGATAATCGGCCTCATCGAGGATAATCACCTTTCCAAACTCTTTACTGTTGCCTTCGTCGAAAGAAACCGTAGAGGCATAATTTCGCATCTTTGTCCTAAGAACATCGATACCATTATCCTCGGAACCATTTATTACGATATAATCCATCTTCATTTCTTCACAGAGTGCGCGGGCGACAGTCGTTTTGCCTACGCCCGGGCCACCTGCCAAGATAAGATTAGGAAGAGAGCCGGTATCAATAAACTCTTGAAAAGTTTCTTTGATATTGTCCGGCAAGATACAGTCTTGAATTGTTTTGGGCCTATACTTTTCTACCCATAAAAAATTATTCATTATCAACCACCGTAATTTGAGTCTTGTTCCAATGTGATCCAATATTGAATTGGAAGTTTCTGGTGTCGGAAAGTCGAAATCTTACTTTTCGAAATACCCACATCATAATCGCCTTCAATCATTTTCAAATTTTCTGAGCGAAAATACATCGTAAAGGTATCACCGGATTCGCCTACAGGCTCTTCCGACACATTAGATGTATCATCTTTCTTGTCAAGTGCACTAAAATAAACTTTACCGTCATTTTTTGTAGACAGCGAAAAGTCTGGCAAACCGGAGATTTGTGCAACCTTGTTTTGTTCGGACAAAGTGGCGTTAGGCAACTTTACATTGATCTCCCATTTTGGAGATTGTTTTGAGCCTTCTGGATTATTGTCAGAACCATCCAGTTCAAAAGTGTTTTCGGTAAAGACAATGATCGACGGCTCTGCTGCCATAAATTTGTATTTCTTTGCACCATTTGACATTTCGACATATTTTTCGTGAAAAGTCAATTCTGGATAGATGGCCAGAAGATTGAGAAATTTACCCAAATCATAGATACAAAAATCAACCGGAAATTCTTC